TTCTTATCAAATTTAGCCATAGCAGGTGGAAGCTTTTTTACTGGCTTCTTATCCTTTTTCTCATCAGCAATAGCTGAAAGAGCCATGACAAACGATGATAGTACAACAATTAGTTTATTCATATTCGTATATATTTATTATTTTAGCTAGATGCTAGTTTTGCGAAGTAACTAAGAGTATCTTCATCAGAATCATCGTTACTCACATTTGTGTCTTCAGTATCGACACTTTTGAAAGAAGGTTCTTCTTTCGTCGTATTCATTTCAACTTGCTGTTCAGTAGACATTGTTGACGCTACTTCAGCTTCGCCAAGGACCTCAAACAGTTTACGTTTAAGATCTGAATAGGATTTGTAGTTTTCTGGATCAGTATATTCACTCAACTTATAGAGCTTATTATAAGTTTCTTCAAGGCGAGTTTCATCTCCATCAAACAAACTTGCTGGCGCGTCAAACTCAGATTTGTCGTAGTTGCGATAGCCTTCTACATTACGAATCTTAAGCTTAAAGTTAGCACCAGACCAAAAATCGAATGGATTAACAGGTGTTTCATCTTGGAACTGTGGTTGCATTACATCCATGATTTTGTCCATGATTTTCTTTCCATACTCATAAAGGAAAACCTTTCCTTCGTTTTCAGGATTAGCTGAATCAGAGATAACCAAGATATTAGAAACATGATGCAGTCGACGTTTACGTTGACGCGCAAGTTCTTTATCTTCATCACGACCTGTATTCCAAAGTTGCGAATTAAGTTCAGAGACAGGATCTTGTTGACCAATTGAAGTCAAAGAACGCTCAATGTACCAACGTCCGGTTGGCCCTTTGAATCCATGATCCCAATAGCGAACCCATGGGAGATCTTCACCAGCACCAGCTGGGAGAAAACGAATAACGGCATAGCCATTACCTGCTTTATCCACAGTTGGTTTCCATAAGCGATCATCGCCATAAGTCTTTTTTTCTGTGTTTGTATCAGCGGCTGAGACTAACTTTGAGATTGCGCTTTCACGATTTTGTTTTAGTTTTTCGAATGACATAGTATTTTTATTTTGTATTTGCAGTGTATATTTTGTTTTTTCCTGACAGAGTCTATACTACCATAAATTTGTTAAGTTGTAAATACTAAAAGTGCTTTATCCTTAATTTTATTTCTTGGTAATGGCTTCTGCAGCATGATTGATTTATAGCTAATTAGCATATCAATCATATCTTTATTTATTCCCAAAGGATCACTCAGAATGCTCTTCAGGCGCCTTAAAAAATTAACGAGTATGTCTAATAGGATAACACTTTCAACGTTAATCTGGCCACTCCTGAGAGCCTCTAAGATAGGACTCTGGGAAAAGTCTGGTGTTGATGAGCAAATATCATCAAAGGTATAACCCTTATTTGAAAGAGATTTCATATCTTGCTCAAACATATAAGTCAATTTGTCGTATCTTGCTATATAGGCTTTATAAACATCATCACTCATATCTCCAATCCAAACGTTTGGATTTTCGATTAGGTTAGATGTAAAATAATCAATAAGCTGTTCTCTGTTGAATCGACGAGATAGCTTTTCAAAGAAATAACGATCTCTTCGTTTTTCAAATGTGTTTCTTTTTACTGCAGTCTTATAATTATATTTTACTGCATCATAATCGCTAGTGAAATGCAGCTTAAGAGATTGATAGATTTGATATGCAAGATACCCATTCATTATTAAAATTCCTTTGGAACATGATCAAAGACTGGAATTTCAGTACTAGGCTTACTGAATTCAGGAACATTAAAGGATGGTGCTTCATCGTCTTCATCTTCAAAGAAGCATTCCCCTTTATATAATTCACTTTGTGTCAAACATCCTGAATCACTGAGTCTTTCGATAATTGCTTCATAAATTTCAGTATCATTGACTCTATCACCTACATCCAATTTTTTCGTATCATCATAATAATATAAATCCCGCTCTCCCCATTTAGGTGTTTCCTCTACGCAAATGACATACTTCTCATCTTTGTATTCAACAACAGCATTCCATCTTATTTGATACCAATGTTCTTCAGCGCTTTTAATCACTTCAATTGCACTCATCGTCCCTGACCATTATATGGTTTTTTGTAATTGGTTGATCCTTTGATTTTAGATGTTTTTGATTTAGCGTGCACGCCTTTACGGCGTATTTTTTTCTTTGGTTCGTATTGTCCTATTTTTTTCATGATTTAAAATAATGTTGATGTTGTTCTTTTGATTATATTTCTATCCATTGCTTCAACCTCGAGTTTGCTTTTAAGAGGTCCTTTGACAAGCTTAGCCATATCTTCAGGATCAATTTCTTTTCTATTACAAACTTCAATAATCGACTCGGTGTATGACAAACCATCCCCATGGACGAGTTTTTCTACTTCTAATCTTAGTTGTTCTTTTGTGATTGCTGGTTTAATAATAACCTTTTTATCTTTTTCTTCGCTCATAGAGTTCTAATTAGTATAGTGTTTTTGTTGATTCGTCCATTTGGTGATTTTGGTTTTGTCTTTATCTTAGATAGCTCCTTTTCAATTTGTTTTTGTGTTTTTGATGCAACAATTGGTAGAAAATCTTTAGGCTTACGCAGCGTGAATGATATGGATGTTTTAGGATCAAACCCTTTGAGTGTGCTACCAGATACTGTAAAACCGTCTCGATTCTCTGCTTTGTACATGGTCATTATACGATATTTTGTGTTAAATGTAAATAACAATTGTGCAGAAATTATTCTTGTTGGATCGCACGATTGAATTGAATATTCTTTAGATTCATTGAGATAATTCAAACGTTCTACTTGCTTATCAGCAGATTTAGCCTTTTTAATTCGTGGTTTACGAGAAGATTTCTTTGAAGCTTTGTAAAGGATAATCTCATTAAGCATATCATCAAGAGCTTTAATGCGGTTTCGAAGCTGTGGTTTTGAAAGATATGAAAAACCTTCAACCATATCAGGACACCTCTTCTCGTAAGCGTCAGTATAATCATTCTTATGTCTTTCAAGCCATTCAACAATTGGGCCTAAGAATGCAATAGGTATATTCTCTCCTCGAAGTATTGAGGCAATATTAAATTTTTTAATCTTTGCTTTAGGGTCTGTCCATTCATCTAACATGCCTTCAAGTTCACATAATACAGAAGTCCGAACTTTCTCGGTCATAATTGCATGAACATTTGGTTTTTTAGGAGCATCCACCTTTTCGACAGATTTAAATTTCTTATTAAGCATTTCTGATTTAGCGTCAGAAATTAACTCTTTAATATTTTGTATAACTGTGTCAAAGTATTTTCCAAATTTTGGCATACCCATATTATAGCAACGGCATAGTTTGCCTGTAATGTTAAAAACATAGCTTGTTTTTGGAACATACTCAATTGCCTTGATATCTTTAATCCCGTATGAATTCTTCTTCATAAACTCTTGAATGATATAAATATAATCATCCCTATCAAGATAGTAATTATAGAATGTTAGACATTTGCTAAGAATGCGTTCATATTTTTCTTCAGACATATTATGCCAAGTCGGTTCATCACCAGTAAATTTATAATCTGGTGCAGCAACACGGCCGGATTTAAGAAACTTCTTAGACTTTTTTGCTTTCATGATATTATTATACCATGTATTGACTAATTGTAAATAAAAAAAGTCATGAAAAAGAATCTAAAATTCAAAAGAGCATTATTTGAGAGGCCTCTCAGGTCTTCTTTCCCCGCTAATCGTGAATACCACAGATTGAAAAGAAAAAAAAGGATACTCCTATCCCTATTTTTAGGGTTCGGATATATCCTTTTTGTTATTGCTCTACTTAAAATAGGTAAAGTTTTCTAATTTTACCTCCTTTTTCTAAAAAGCATTAATACACTTAAGCAAGAAAGTAACGAAGTTCCAATTTCAGGTACTGGAACTACTTCAAGCTCATTTGAATTCCCTATAATCAGTTCTTGGGGAACAACCTCGTCAAATACAAAGTTATCCATTCCAAAACAGAATGCTGACCATTCGCCTTGTATGTACTCTCCTGTTGTCCATTGAGACAAATCGCGAATAACGACTTTGTCAACGTTATCGAACGAAGAGGGGAGAAAAATATCTTGGTATTCCCCACCCCAATCTTCACTTGGCAATTGAAACTCTTCAGTA